TAAGTATGGGCAGAGACAATACGACCCGGAATAGGAAAAGCACTTGCCGCAGCAACAGTAGCCGCCATTGCTTCAGACCAAGTAAGTCGGACCTTTGTTGGATCATCATTACTCACCACGGCAGACAGCAGAGTAGGAGCCAGTACATCCAGAACCTGACCTAGCACTCCGTAGACATAAGCTGCATCATTGCGGTACTCGAAGAAGAGCAGGTTGTGCTGTCCACTGGTAGTGTTGAACTGAAAACCAAGTGGATTCACCCAGTGGGTATCTATGTCTACGGTATGCACACCATCTGCTATCAACTCAACAGAACAGAGTCCTTCATGTACTGCACCACCAGCAACGGAGAACGTAATGTCTCCCTTGTCGGCAAGATCAACTACTCCCATATCCCGACCAACGTAGATATCCAAGGGAATAGCTGGATTGAACGCAGTAACAACAGAGCCAGACATGGTAGAAGGTCCTCCAGATGACGGTGCAATTAACGCAACGAATTTCTCGATAGCCTGCACCTGGGCTTCGTTGAGTTCGAATCCGTTGTAGTTGAAAGTAGTTGGCATGGTGGACTAGCTGTTATCGTTGAGAAAGGTTAGTAGACCAGAAGCAAGGATGATCTGCTGATCGGAGCTAATAGAGTAGGTAAGAGTTTGCTGCCGAATCTGTCCCATTCCTGCAGCTTCCATCTTCCAAGTCTGCCCGGTGGATAGTGGTAGCCAAGCACCTACAGCTCCCAGAACTGGTGCTGGACCTGAATCTTCCATGAGCCGGATGTAGTAAGGTTCGGTACCAGGTGGATTTGCCCACCTACCACCAGTGCCACCAGTAACATCTACGTTACCATCTGGATGGAAGGAGATGCTGGTGCTGCCAGAGGAACCTTTCCATGCTGCGGTAAAGTTAGCACCAGTGAGATAGGGAATAATTCCTGAGAATACCTGTACCCAAGTTCCAGATCGATGAACCCAAGCAGCAGAACACTCTCGCCAAGAACCTTTGTCCTTGACGAACAAGTTAGAGATTGGGTGCCAAGAACCTGCAGAGCGGACAGATAGGCTCATATTTGTGGACTCCAAGCAATGCCTCTTCCAGTACCTGTAGGAAGAGTAGCTGGATTGGGTAGTAGTGTTAGAGTACTTCCTGCCTTCTTATAGAAAGACATAAATTGTGAGGGAAATCCTGCATAAGCAAGATAGTCTCCATCTGCTGTAATGTCGCCAGCAATATTACTCGTTATACCTGTACCAGCAGGCCGAGTTAAATTTGTAAATGTCGAGCCACTTCTATTATAAACATGCCCACAGAGAAGAACACTACTATCTGCTGTCCATGCTGCTTCAAAAGCAACACTAGGCATGGATGGATTAGCAATCTTCGTGAAGGTAGGGCCAGCGGTAATGGCATAGATTGTATGACTCTGAGATTGAGAACCAGAGGCAACGGCAAGATAAGCTCCATCCGGAGAAAAAGCACAACCAAAACTTGGCTGTAAGGCTCCCGGTAATGTAGCTGGATTTGGTTGTTTAGTGAAGGTTGTACCACTAACGGTATAAATAGAAACAGTCACTGTTGGTCCATCATGCGTAACAGCAAAGAGTGTACCATCCTTAGAGAATGCACAACCTCTTCCGCCGTCATTTGGTGGTAGTGCAGCAGGATTAGCAATCTTGGTAAATGTGGTGCCGCTAACACTATAAATCGTAATATAAGGAGATGTAAAATGTGAGACTGCTAACAACAAACCATTAGGAGACCAAGCAACACCTGTACCATTGCCTGTAGGTATTGTGGCTGGATTCGATAACTTTGTAAATACAGACCCAGCTCTCTGATATATAGCAATATATGGTGTTGAACTGCAAGCTACTGCAAGGAAATCACCGTTAGGAGAGAAAGCGCATCCGTTGCCTGAACTTCCAGGAAGAGCTGCAGGGTCTGCTAATTTTGTAAGAACATCCCCATTTCGTATGTAGATAGAGAGGAAAGGAGAAGTATCATGCCCGAGTGCAAGATATTGTGTAGTTATACCTGTCGGAGTCAGCATCGGTGATGCAGCAAAGGAACCAAACATATCAATGTCCTGAGTCCATAGCCAACGCAGCATAGTTCTTACCTGCACCCAAGTTATAGAGGTAACTAACCTCCGCATCTGTGAGAGCCTTCAGGCAGTAGAACCAAGAATCAAACTGAGGTGTTCCTGCCAGACTTGACGATCCAGGATAAAGTGTGTTATCACTAGATTGTCCACCATTCAAGGCAAAGTTTACATCTGACATATAAGTGCTTAATGCTGATGAAAATGCATTAGTGTTATTAACATTAGTATCAGCAGAAGGTGAATTTGAACGTTTTATTCTGAGTCTGAGTAGATTGTTCGTTCGATCAAGTGTAGCAACTATAAACGCAGGATTTGTAGAATCTGAAAGCTCACTGGTAGTGACTAGTGTCTGAGCTGATCCATCCGTACTAGCAGCGAGTACTATTTGAGTGGCGGCATTGACAGCCAGATACATTTGAATTGCACCTACAGCAGAACCCAGTCTACCACCAATATAACCAGCTACACCTGTTGTGTTAATTCCAGCACACCAACCACCGAAGGAAAAGTTGCTGTTAGGGAATTGAAGGTTAGTGTTCGAGTAGGGAACGAAGGAAGTATAACCAGTATTCGACCCTGGTTTGAAAGCACGGCCAATTTTCCCTGCTCCACCTAGCGAGCTTGTTGGTAAGGTTGGAAGAATGAGCATGTGATTCGTACCATGCGAATCATTAAACTGTGCTCCTGCGTTATTCTGCTCAAAATCCCACCAGGCTACTAGTACAGAATAGATAGCTTGAGCTTCAGGAATAAGCTTTATTGGACGCAATAAGGCTGGAGATGCAGCAAACATTCCTCGTTGCTTTGATCGCTTCATGCTGTATCTAACAGTGCTGCGTAAATAAATCCACTGGTAGCATCATAGACACCAGAGATGAGGTGGACTTTACTGGCTGTGGTAGAGAGGATAGGTGCAGAACCTGTTCCTCCCTTACCCCACTTGAACATTGTGTCGTAGGCAAGAGTAAATGGAGTTGTTCCGTTGTTCACTAGCCAGTTTAGGAACATCCCATCAACTAAGTTGGTTGGGTTGCCGAGAGTACGATTGCCTCCAAGGGTTACAGAGAAGATGTTAGATTGACTCGCATCAGTTGCAATTGTAGCTGCATCTGTCAATGCGTAGGGCTTACTTGCTACCTGTCCACGAATGATTTGCATAGTCAGTCCTACGTATTAAAGTCTTGACTCTGGATAGACTCAAGCTTGCCAATCCAGTTAATAGTCTTAGATGCTGCACCTGTACCTAGAACTTTGAGCAGTGAGTTGGTGGTATCTACTGCAAACGTCAAATCCCAGGCTGCTGCTGCAGAGCTTTCTTGAAGGACAGCTTTGTAGGGAGTTCCAATAATGGCTATCGTACTTGCTATCCCACGACGTTGAACAACAACCATAAACTCCCAAACCTTGAAAGGTCCACCTTGCGGGCCACCAGAGTAGGTAACATCATAAGCCATTACCTTACCGAAGACAGTGTAGGAACAACCATTCGCAAGCACTATTTGGTTGGTGGCAGTAGCAGCACCTCGGTCAGTAGTTAGTTCTGTTGGAGTAGCATTGGCTGTACCACGACTTAACAGTAAGCTCATCCACTGATCAGCACCACCAGTAACACCTTGAACTTGTACGCCAGCTATACCTCGAGAATTCGCATTGATTCCACCGATGGAGAAGCTACCACTACCTGTCAGTGATGCATTCTGTGATCCAATATTTATAGCTCCTTGTCCAGCAGCAACATAGGCACCTCCAGCACCAATTGCAATAGCACCGTAACCAGAAGCATTACCTGCATGGATAGCAAGAGAAAACTGTCCTGTTGCCTGTGCACTTACTCCCAGTGCTATTGCCCCTTGAGCAGATGCAGTAGGATTGCCAGTACCGTTAACACCACCAAGTGCAATTGCCCCTTCGCTGCTGCCACCACTAACAGTAGCACCGGCACCACCTGCTATGGAGTAGTTTCCAGCAGCAACACAATTAATACCTCCAAGGATCATTGCACCAAAACCACTAGCAACTTGTGTTGCTGCAGTGCGAGATTGCTGCCAATCTACTGCACGTCCACCTCGCTTATTACCACCAGTGGTAGTACCATCTGGAACTTGTGCAAGAAGCGAGCCAGTAGATCCCTTGGGACCAATAACAGCATCAACACCAGCCGCTGCATTATTTGGAAGGAAGGAGACAACAGGAACAGTGGCATTTGGAGATGCTATGTTGACAGCTTCCGTCCAGTTGGTCAAGCCACCAGCACCAGCTGATATCGTATCCAACATTGCAGCTTGGATAGTATCACTCGTCGCGTCGTAGATACCACTGATTGCGTGAACTTTGCTAGCCGTGGTGGACAAAACTGGAGCTGCACCAGTCCCACCTTTGCCCCACTTGAACTTGCTACCGTATGCGAGGGTGAATGGAGTCGTTCCATTATCCACCAGCCAAGTCAGCATCATCCCATTCACGAGGTTGGTGGGATTAGCTAGCGTGGAGTTTGCTACCAGAACGGTACGGAAAACGTTGGACAGAGTAGCATCAGTGGAAACTACTCCAGCTACAGGTGTCAGAGTTACTGGTGCAACACTCTGGTTAGCAGTCCACTGTGTTGGATTGTTCAGGGAAGGGAAAGTCACCATGTCCCAAGTGTTGGGATTGGCTCTCTTCTTCAGCTGTGCCCAACTCTTAGCTGGAACTGTTGTCTGGTTGGTATTGACAGTGACACCAGGGAACGCAACAGTTAGCAGTCCTGGACCATCGTTGTAGAGTTGAAGCTCTGTGTTGACTGCTGCGTTAACGCTGTTCTGTGGTGCGAGGGTGAAAGTCTTAGCTGCAGCGTTGGTGAAGATCAGTCGCTTACCAGAGTCTGCAAGGATGTTGGTGTAGGTTGTGGTGGAGACTGTCTTACCAAGCATCAACCCGATAGGTGCAGCGATAGATTGGAATGCAAGAGCTGTAGTTCCCAGAGTAATAGGATCTGGTGTGGTAAGTTGGAAGATCTGATCTGCGTTGGCAGTACCATTCTCAACTGGAACAAGCAGACCACTGGTAACCTCTGAGCTGATATCTGCGTCAGTGGTTCGCGTCCAAGCACCAGCAGCGGAGAGGTAGATTCCGTTTTGCGCGCCGGCAGTTTGCTGCCACACGAGGACACGACTTGCAGACGTGAGTATGCCGTCAATAGTTTGCTCACCGCTGAGGGTAATGTTACCTGTGGTTGCTACGAGTACAGAGTCCTTGTAGTCCTGTGCATCATTGGTGGCTATACCGAGGTAGTTCTTCTGTGCTGTGAGGTCCGGCAACTGGGAGAATGCTCGAGCACCAGCAGTGAAGCTAATTTCCTGAACAGTACCAGCACTGCCTGCATAGCGACCAAGAACCTGATCATTGTTTACGTTCTGGATCTTAGCGTAGGTTACAGCTGCTGCCTGGAGGTGTCCAGTAGCAACTCCTAGTGCTTTGATAGAGAAGGTGTTAGCAGCTTCGGTTAGTGAAGTTTCGTCTGCATTGTAGTCTGAACCAGCAGGAATCAGAGCCAGAACTGCACTGGTGAAGTCGGTAATCTGTGAAGCTGTGTGCGTGTGGGACAGTGGAGCTTTCCCATCTAATGCAGCTTGTAACCCAGAAACCTCGAGGATGGTGTGGGTGTGAACTGCCAGAGCATACTCACTACTATCGTGGGTGGCAGAGGTTCCAAGACCTAAGCTTGATCTCCAAGCTGCTGCATCAGCATCATCCAACAGAGTCAGAGAGAATGTACTAATCTGACTGTCATCTACCTTTGCATCTAGTGCTATCTGCAGACCTGTGATGCTACTAATGTTGTGGGTGTGAGCAATCAGCGCATAACGTGCATCACCTCGTGCATCATTGTGATACTGCGGATGATCGTCATCTAGCAGGCCAGTAAGTAATCCGTGGTCAGTAACTCCACCACCAGGACCACCAACTCCGCCAAATGCTCCATTATCAATCATCCTCTTAACAATGTCGATGATTGGATACGGACGCGGAGAATCTAACCCATAACCGATGGGAGAAATTCCGTAGTGTTCAGAAAGATCAGACATAGCAATCCTCAGTACTTAAACCAAACATCACCATCTTCACCTCCTGATGGATCGCTGGTACTGACTGTTCTAGTACCAAATCCATTACTACCTCGAGCAGAGATAGCATCAGCGGTAGCTGCCCTGAGTGCAGAACCTGATGTTGCTGCATATGCTACGGAGAAGTTAGCTGGATTCCAAACATTCATGGAGATACCATCATTCCCACCCCAAACCCAATTTGGTTGAGAACTAAGACCAGCTCCCCAGAAGAAATACATTCCAGCACCAGTACCATCTTTGGCTACTGTGGTTGCTTTGGCAGCACTACCAGCGGTAAGTGCGTAGTTGGCTTCGAGAACGTGACCATCAGCAGCTTGATAGTTTGCTGGATTACTGCTAGGGTACGGAGTGTAACCCAGAGCAGAGATGATGGCAGAACCAGTGAGAGGAACAGCAGGAAGATTAGTTAATCCACTACCATTACCACTGTAGATCCCACCGATATCGAGGTTACCGGACAGGTTGGCGCCCGAAGCAAAAAGAACCCCCCAACGGTTCAGTGTCCCACCAAGATTTTGCGCTGTGGATGGAAATAAAGCACCACCATCGTAGTTAACTGAGTTACCAGCAGCAGAGAGAAGAAGTCCAAGAGTGCCCGGTGCAGCACTTAATCCACTCCAAGCACCATAGTTGAAACTGACAGTACCTAACAGTGTAGTACCATCCGTTCGGTAGAACTGTATGCTTGCACCGTCATTGTGAACACGAAGTGGGACAGCATTGCTGGAAACAATCTGCCCTGTCATGATCCCACCACTGGGACCAAACTTCGTGTTAATGAAAGGTATCAGTACATCAGCGATGTAAGCTTTGAGTGTACGAAATTCAAGAGCCGCAGTACTGGCCTTCTGGCTGTCTTGCGGCTCTGTCTTCAGGGTTGCATCAGGTACATATGACATAGTTAACGTCCCACAGATTCAATATTGTTCTGCAGAAGTTCTGCCCATTGAGTTCTTTCTTCTAGAGTTGCCGCTGCAAATATCTCACTCTCGTTCTTCCACGCGAGGGCACGAGCAGCAGCACCAGCAATTATGAGGTCCGGTTGAGTATCAGCAATCCAGCTTGCGTAACTAGCCTCTGGAGATACTACCGGATCCTTGTAGTACGAGATAACGGAAGAACTACGTGCTCCGTAGTACTTGAGGTTGAGTGAGGTGCCTGCAACGAATGCTATGTTGGTACGAGCAAGACCGTTCTCATCGTAGAGATCGTGGGCCTCGACGATAGTTGCACCTTCAACACTGAGCAATTGACGGAATCCTGGTAACCAAGTGTTAATATCCACCAATTGCACAGTGTCCAGTGGAAGTCCCACTAGCGACACTGATTCAAGATCACGCCAGAATTTCTCCTTGCGATGATACTTGAGAGTAACTGCACGAACAGCCGAACGGATAGCAGCGTCCATATCTGGACGATTAACCCAAATCTGAACCTCTGCTACCAGTTCGTTGAACGTCATGTTACTTGTCCACCACCAGACGATTGCTGAGCTTCTGCCTTCTTGATCTGCTCGATAACTTGAGCAGCTCGAGTTTGCAGTTCGTTCACAGGAGCATCATCTCCTGGTGCTTTCACAGGTCCAGAACCCTTAGCGAACACAGGACTACCAGGCTTGTCAGCAATTCCATCCAGTGCTTTCTGGAGGTTCTTCGAGGTAGTACGAATCTCTCCGTTCCGGTCGAACGTGTGAACTGCACCAACTGCGTCGATGTAGTTACTTCCAGGGATCAGGCTGTGGTAGGTTTTCTCCGCCACCTCCTTATCTTCTGGAAGTCTTGCCATCGGGATCTGTAGAGCATCGTGGTTGTACGGTGGCCGTTCCTGCTCTTGCTGCTCTGTTGCCATTCAAATCTCCTAACCAGCAACACCGGCTGTTGCATTGTAGAGGATTGCATCTGCTGCCGGATTCTTAACCAAGCAGGTGCATTCTGTCAACAGGGAACCACCAACAGCATCAATGCCATTGTCCACTGCAGGTTGCCCAGCGTGGTTAAAGTCCTTGCTAACAGTCTTTCGACCTTGCATGTAGCCCATCGAGAAGGAGGTGAGATCCAGTGCAATTCCCATCTTGCCCCAGGTACTTGTGGCACCATAAGCATTCAGGAGTGGATGTTCTACGATGGAGAAGTCACCACGAGGGATCTTGAAGCTGTCGTACTGGAGTCCAAAGTTAGTTTCCTTACCTTGGATGAAGTACGTTCCGTTTGCGCGGAAAATCTGGTGCAGAACTCGCCGCATCGTGCCAGAGACAAAGAACACGCGTTCCGGCTTACCAGCAGGATCAGTTACCTGGTTGAACACTGGATCCAGTGCAGCTTCCAACTGGGTGTAGTTGGTAGTGGAGCCGAGGGTAGTAACGTTACCAGCAGCGTTCACGGTAACAATGTTGATCACACCATCCATTGTGTGGATAGGTTGACCATTCTTGGTTCCCAAGAACTTCTGACCGAAGATCAGTGCTTTCTCAATGTCCACAGCATGGAAGAGCGCACAGTCTCTGCGTGCTTCCGGAACATTCCCATCTCCTGCAATCACCTGAGTTGCAGCGAGAGTTCCGCTGATGGTCCAAGTGTTACGGAAGATCTGGGTGTAGTTGGTAACTCGAGTCGGATTGATGATGAGGGACTGCGGACGGAGAGATGCTTCTTCGAACGCATTACCAACCATCCATAGAGACACGCTGGTTGCGATACCCAGGGAGACAGTATTACCGAAGTTTCTGGTAACCGTAACCGAGGTAGCATCTGGAACCGTGTTAATCAACACGTTTTCCTTAGTGGTGTCAACCTGAAACACCATTCCGGGGATGATGTTCGTAGTGTCTACGACAACGAACGTAGTTGCACCAGCAGCGAGGGCTCCGTTAATCACCAGCTTCGGAAACACCATCGTCTTCGAGAAGTAACCGTATTCCATTTGGTACACGGTTTCATCTTTCAGCATCGAGGTGATTGCGAAAAGCGGTGCTTGTCCGTTAGGCATGATTCGGGTGATCAAGGATGCAAAGTCCTTGCGAATCAAGTCGGCCGGGGGAGTTTGGGAATTGAAGATACCAGCAGGCATGTTAGCTCCAGGATGAAAAGTCGGATGGATCTTTCACCGGTGCTGGTTGTGTCCTCTTCTGCTTATCCTCCACTAACGACTGAGCAAAAGTAGATAGCATCTCTTCTGCTTGCGAGTGGATTTCTTGCGGAGAGAGGTTTGGGTTCTTAGCCATCAATGACCGTTTGGCCATATCTAGCATCGGAGCAGCAGCCGGGTGCGATAGTACGGTGTTTGAACTACGAACGTCATTAACTTGAGCTTCCTTGATTTGTTTAGGAAGTCTAGTCTCAAAACGTTTGTTGTTTTCACTTACTGCACCTTCAACCATCTGACCAGATAGTTGAACTTGTGCTGCCAGTGCTTTTTGGATGCTGGTATTGACTACCTGGGAGAAGGCGGCGGCATCACCACTAGTTGCTTTTGTGAGCAGTTCGCTAGAGATACCATCCAGAAAGTTCATCTTCCCAACTTGAGCTGCAATAGCTGCAGGATCTATGTTAAGAAGAGGTTGCCCATACTTATCGACGGGCGCTTTTGGGTCAGCAGGAGGATTAGACCAGATGTCCTTAAATTGATCTAGAGGGAGAACAGGCTCTGCAGGACCATTAGCAGACGTGCCTGGCGGTTGCTGTACTATCACCTCTGGGTTAGCAGCAGGTTGATGAAGTTGCATGGAATCTGGCGGCTTCAGCGATGTTCCGAATCCGAGTCTTTGCATTAGTGATGGCATGTTATGTTACCTCCTGTGCACGCTTTAGTGTTTCTGCATCATAGACCAACAAGGCATGATAAGCGTGCAACATGCCTTGTTGGAAGATGATGTTATTGACAGCAGCATCTTTCGAATCGCTATCAGGTCCGAACTTAGTATCAATGATCATGCTTGCTGCCGAAGCTGCATGTGCATTGATTACTTGTACTTGCTCACTGGAGAGACTGAGCAGTGGAGGTGGGTTGTCCATTTAGATCTGTGCTTCCTACAGTAGCAGGAAGTCCTGAATTGAGGTTTTGAGTTTGCGCAAGGTAAGCCTTCTGCGCTGCTGGATCACGGTGGAAGTCATTAATCCAGGTAGCACCATTGAGTTGCAGGAAGTATGCGAACGCACCGATAAGGTCGTACTCTGCTGCTAGTTGCGGATTGGTACCAGCCATCTGCATTAGCACAGTGAAACCTTCCTGATTCGCTATCTTGTCGACGGGAATCACTCCATCGGCCAACTGGAATTCGATACTTGCCTGTCGGATATCCACCGGATTTACGGCAACCTGCTGCTTAATGTCCCTGTTGTAGAGGGTAGTAGCAAGTTGGTATTGCATGATGTTGAGTTTGATAATCTCCTTAAGTGGTTGGAAGAAGCGATACTCGAGCAGGAGAGCCATCATCTGCATACGAGCGTTGCTGTGGGACATAACGTCCTCGAACTCGTGTCTGGTCTTGTTACCTTTCTGGAACTGTCCTTGCTGTACTCTGTTCTGACCAGTAACAACGTTGCTCATTTCCACTATCTGTTGAGAGAATTGCAGAATGGAAGCTACACCTTCGTCTCTGTACGGAACAGCGTAGACTGCATCACTGAGGTTGGTACCGTAGGCTTGCTGCTTGACGGGGATACGAGCAACACTGCTTGCCTTGTCGATATCAGCCTTGTTAATTCTGGATGGATCATAGAGTAGCCGATCATAAACTTTCTTTCGCTGGCTTTCCATCGCACTGTTATGGAGTGCCGTAGCTGCTTGTTGCATTGGTACGGCATTCTCTGAGAAGCTCTTAGTTTGCCAACCAAGACCATCTTCCATTGGTTGACCAAACAGGATGCCAAGATAGTTGTGCGCATTCGTTTGCCGTTCAGCGAATATCAGAACGTTGCGGTTAACGACGATGAACTTCCATATCTGTGGTGTATTGCTGTTAGGTACAGCTAAACCAAAGTCCGAAGGGATTATGCGCGCATACAGCCTGGTAACTTCATACACAGAACTGTACTTGATACGATTAGCAACATCAACTCCACCCCAGTTGAGCCAGTTAAAGTCTGCTTGTTGCGGATCAAGTAGTGCTTGCGGATTGATATCTGGAATGTAGTAGGCTGCAGAACCTGGAACATTGACGTAGCTAGCACCTCCGCTCTCGAATGCCTTGGTAGCATTCATAGTGCTTTCAGCACCAAGGTCGGCGATTAGCTGTTTCAGTGCTACCTTGCCGAGAAGCTCTGTGTATCCAGCAAACTCTGCCTCGATGTGCATCCGTGCTGGATTCATAACTCGAGTATCCATGATAGTGTTATACATGGATAGCCGCTTGATGTAGTTCCCTGCTGTGTAAGTCTCAACAGCATTTCCCTGATCCAGTGTCTTGGTGGGATCGTTGGTAATGGAGTAGATTTTCTTGTTTGTCCACTCTACTTCAACTGCTGCAATGTTATACTTAAGACCATCTCGCAAGAAGAGCAGTAACTCCGGTACGTAACCGAATTTAACCGCGTGCTCGCCGATAACTGTCTCAAGTTGAAGAGCTTCCGCAGCTTTGATTGGCTTACTGACCGTCGGAAATAGTGGATAGCCAGTAAGGAATGTGTTGCTGAGGAAGGCAAGTGCAGACTCCGTTTGCGGCATAACTACTGGAATGGTAACGTTCTGCAGGTAGGAAGGATCACCAGCACTATTCGCGAGTTTCGCACGAGTTTGTTTATTCGACAAGTCCATCTCTCGAGCGTACTGTCTGTCAATCTGCAACAATTTATCTCGAATGTTGAAGTTGTTGTTGAGGAACTCAGCACAGTTCCGTACGTAGCGGATCATGATTTCCTGCGAGTCAGGCGATGGTCGAAGCGTACGATTTTGCGTGGCCATTTAGTTTCCAGTTCCTAGAAGAGAAGTTCCATATCCTCTGTATGCACAGCACCAGAAGCTTCTTCGTTGTCGATGGCGTACAGTCTCATTATCTGAAACTTGTAGTCCTTGATGATTGGGTAGAAGTAAGCGATGATATCCAGAATGTCATCCTTAGCTCCCTTAGGCTTGAGTGGATTCCAGTGGACAATCTGGTAAGTTACCTGAGAACGTACAGACTCATGCAAACGGATATCGTCAGCGATTATCTGACGTAGAGATTGGGTAATTCGTAGAACCTTGGAGGACATACCAGGATAAATTGGAAGTACCTGGATTCCCTTAATTCCGAGTTGGGTGAGATAGTGTTCTGCCCAGTAGATCAGAGTAGCTTGGTAGGCAACAGCTTCAACAATGATTGCAGGTAACTGGTACTTCAGGGCGAGTGTGATAGCTGTGCGAATCTGTTCCTTCGGATCCAACTTACCAACCTTCAACTCGCGTAGGAGTGGCTTCTCATCGTAGAGTAACATAACTCCGATGGCTGTGTCGTCATTGTGCTTAGCACGTCCTGATGGATCAACGATGATGCAACCAGCACTGTGCCAATCTGGTAGATCGTTATCTCGATATCCCTTGATCTTGCTAACGTCGATGCCGCTGCGAGTTCCAGCTTCCTCGTCGTTCATTACCTCCGAGTAGAATATCTCCGGATGACCCAAGGAAGTATCGTTCTCCAACTCTGTGAGTAGTTCATCCACGCTCTTCAGGTCTGGCCATATACTGTTGCCATCTTCCAAGATAGCACCACAGATGAAAGAAATCCAAGTTGGGTTGTATTTTAACTTCTTGAGTATGCTGCCTTCGAAGGGATACATGTTGCCCACGAAGATATACAAACAACGGTGGGGGCTTGCTGCTTTGAGCAGAGTGCCGATCATCCACGTTGTTGTCTTAGTTGATTCCACGGGACTCTCAGCTTGCTCGCGTGATTGCATATCATCCATGATGATACAATCTGGACGAACAAACTTGATGTTAAGTCCACGTAAGGAACTCCCTGCTCCCAGTGCTGCAATCACTACAGGTCTACCACGGAAAGAGAACTTCTTCTGATCGAGTCGATCCTTATCCAGCGTAAGTCGCCAGTTACCGAAGATAGCTTGAATGTTGTCGGAGTCCAAGATATCTGCGACGTCTGCGAGGAAGTTCTCTGCGAGAGTCTGTGTGTTGCAAACTATCAGGATGAAGCGGCGATCTGTGAAAAGTACGATGTAAACAGCATACAGCTTCAGGAGGATGGTCTTACCAAAGCCTCGGGGAATACCGATGGCGAGATAGTCCTTTCCCTTAGCTTTCTCGATAGCTGTCTGAAGTATCTGCCAGATAGCGAGAAAGATAACAGGATAGGGGAAGAGGAAGATGCTGGGGATTGAGAGTGCAGCAAAGAAGTTAAGGTCCCTCTTTGCTGCATCCACTGCAGAGTCACGATCAACTCCTGCAGTTAGTAACTCCTCGCTCAAGGAGCCTTATCCTTGTTGGTCATCGGAGCTGTACTCTTCGGAGGTTCCTTGGTAGCAGGACTCTTCTGATCTGCTTCCGGAGCTTTCTTAGGAGTTCCAGCAGGCGGTGTTTCTCCTGGTACTGCTTTCCCTGCTGTTTCCGGTGCTCCTCGCTGAGCTGGAATCTGCTCAACGTTGGTATTAGCCATCGGAGTCGGACGATCAACTTCTTCCTTGTTCGGATCATGCGGCTGCGAACCCAACGTAACTTGCGGGTTGCGTTGTTCTCCGAGTCGCTGAGGTTCCTTGGCTGCTGCATCCAATGCTGCTGCCTTCTTGTTATCCCCTTCATCTGCGGTATCTGCCTCTGCAATTACCAACATACGATCCTTGGTAATAACGAACTCCTGAGGTTCCCTGTTCATGATGAGACGTTCGGAAGTTGGTTTCCCTTCCTGCTCTGTTTCCACAGTAGATACCTTGAGAGCAACATTGCTCATGTTCTGGATGGTGATTTTAGCAGTCATGCTGGTTGTCCTAGTACGTTACGAACTTGCAAGATGGGAGTACCACTTGCCACCTGGGAAAGAAGTGCTTCTGCGCTGGTTGCATCAGTAATTTGCGGTACAGCTTCCTTTCGTTCCGCCAATCTGCGGGTTAGGATGTTAGAGGGGAGGGTAGTCATAGAACGACCATCCACTTCCACTACTTGCTTGTCGGTGCTGAGCTTAAACTGTGTCATGGCTACTGCCGGTAGGTTGACGACGACCGTCACACCCTTAGAGTCTCCTACCGCAGTTGGTTCCACAGTTTTACGTTTTGCACCATTTGCAACTTGGAAGATCCGAAGAGCTTTCATCGGATCAGTAATTGTTGGCATTAACTGATGGAGTTTCTTCAGTGCTGTGACTTCGAGGTCATCCACACTGTCATCAGTATCTACGTGCCGTTCTAGCAGGGCAAGGCGCTTGGAGGAGATGGTTGATCGGACTTCATCCTCGGAAACAAGCTGGGAGATATACCCGTCTGTGCAGCCAACAGCGGCTGCTACTACCGAATGGGAGTATCCCCTACTTAACATCTCGATGACTTTGTCACGATCAACCACGACTCTTACTCCTTGGGTTGTTCCGTCTCGCTGGATGGCGTAGGTACCAGAGTTCCTTCTGCTGGAACAAACACAACTACCCAGCCGGTCTGCTCTGACCAACCAATCTTCCGCTCGAACTTCGGCTTGTGTTCTCCTTCTCCGCCGCCACCCGGTACTTCTGGGAATTGGCCAGTACCAGGATTCCAACCAGAAATCGGCAGAGTTGGACGAGGATCATTCGGTCCCCAAATACCAGGAGGTTGCTCCGGTGGAACTACGATGATCGGAGGCATCGGCCCACCTTGTCCCGGTGGACGAGTTCCCGGAGGATAGAAGATAGGATGAGTAGGCCACGGACCACCAGCAATCGGATGACTGGGATACGGAGGTTGTTCACCACCACCAGGAGGTACGAATGGCGGAAACTGGCCACTGCCAGGGTTCCAACCAGCAATGGGAAGCGTTGGTCGTGGATCTGTTGGTCCCCAGATACCAGTTCCACCGCCTCCACCACCATCACCTCCACCAAGTGGAGTAATCAGAGCAAGAAAAGGACCCATGTTAGTTTCCTCAAGGTAGTCTCCTAGTAAACGGCCGGAGACTGTTAGCCGATTCTGAAATTTTGCGTTGATGTGCAAAATGTTAGCATGGAAATAGTGGAAAGTCAAGAGTTACGGAACCGATTTCGCCGTTTCCGCACTAATATTTCTACAAAGATAGTGGAAAACTACCAAAATCGGGAATTCGGGCCACCGTTTGACGCAAATAGTGCATCTGACCAGGATACCGGAGACGTTAGTAAGGTAAAGGGAGGGAAATGGTTGAAATTTTTTAGTAAAATTGGAGAGGTGCAAGTAGGAAACGTCCCTGGCGCGGAGTAAAAAGGTCCTCCACCCCCCGAAAACTGTCGCATGTGCGACTCGTTACCCATTGCCGAAGGCAACTGTTATTCCGACTACGAAGTAGGCGGCGAATTTGTAACAGAGTATCTCGCATATTAGCTAGATACTCCATCTGATATCTAACTAGATACCGTTACGATACCAGTGGATAGCTAGTATGATGACGAGTATCAGGATGGTGACGAGGAATATAGTTAGTTGCATCAAATATGGCTCCCGAGGTTTGGAGATACTAGCGGACTTACCGGACTTGCCGTGCCGCTAGATACTAGTTAATTACAGACCTTCTACCTGACTGGTTTCCGACTTCGCTATCGTATTACCTAGCTTCACTGCTATTGCCTTTCCAATCTCGCTAGCAGCGTCGAGGGGTTGCATTCCAGCCAACAGAACCCGGCAGGTATTCGGATTTACTCCATGATTCGGACTAGCCATCTTCCCGAACAGTTCCAGCCAGCTAGCGGCCTGTTTCTCCCCTTTCTTCTCGTTCACTAGCTTGTAGGTATCGCCGGCTTTGAACCATGCGACTACTTGTTCTTTCGTCATGCGGCCTGATACTGCGTCGGTTGCATACCAAGCTAGCAAGCTATCTACGGTGTAATCCTCGCTCTCGATTTCCTTAGCACTGCGGTTCGTTTCCTCCATCCATTTTTCGAATCTGGACTTAGCTACGGTGTAGAGCGTATCCAGTACCAGTGGGCGGAAACGTTCTTCGATGCTGGGCACTTCCAGTGCTTTGATAATCGCGTTTCTGTAGCGTTGATCAGCGGGAACCGACTTACCCTCTTTCACCATCTTTTCCGTTTCACGCAGATTCGAGGAGATCTGAACATGATCTGCGGGAATCTCTGCACCGTTAGTAGTATTAACAAGAATCTTAGCCATGATGTTTCGTTACTCCGTAAGTGAAACAGTTGTGCGCGCACTGTTTCTCAGTGGACTTACTGGGAGGATCAATTGCGCGCATAACACGTAGTAAGCATGCAAGTTAGGTGCCAGATTGTGTAATGTTACAATAAAGATTCTTCAATGAAATCAAGCACTTAGCGATGATCTGTAGGACACCAGTTCCAGTGCTAACCAGTAAGAATTACCGGAATTGCAGGATTTGCTGCAAGTTTTACCGACCGAGCAGCGGTGTTATCCTGGGCTTGGTACTAAGTCTACACGCTCCAGTAAGAATGTAACAGTTTGTAATACTTGTTGACAACACTGCTACACAGTGTACAATAGATCCTGCCAACAAGGTGTTGGTAAGGAGGATCAGATGTACACAGTAGGTAAGCAGGCAGTTCCGTTGCATGTGTTGTGCGGAGAGTGGTGGGAGATACTACTGGATGGAGTTAGATACTGTCTCATAGTGGGAAACAGGCAGAAAGCAGAGCAGGTAGTTAAACAACTCAACGGAGGATAAGGAAATGGACCCCAGAGATGGGGTCTTTCTGTTTCCAGCTCTCGGTGGCAGTGAAGTGGACAGAGTTACCGAACACAGAAATTCACTTCTATACAATCTCTAGCAGACTGTAACTCTTCCTATCTACACAATGTCCAGAACTACTGAGCGACCCTCGATTTCCCCCGGAAACACAGAAACACAGAAACATTCGGGTCGCGACCCCTCCAACGACCCCCGTATAACTAACTCCTGGGTAACATGGAGCAATATTGCACCCCTCAATTTTTTATCTGTTAGTTATAATATTGTTTTGTTTGATTTTATAATATCCTATACCGAATCAAGAACACTCTAACTAATAACAGACCATGACACCAGTGAGATAGTTGCACCTCCGGTGCGGGAGAGCGGAACTAACAGGCAGGACACCAAGCTATAACTACTGAACAGACCCTCTGATGGCCTCCGCACGTCCATGTTTCTGTGTTTCTGTGTTATAGGGGGAAACAGGCTGTAGGACTGGAACTTACCCATCCATACAAATCAACAAGTATGGCGAACGCAGTGAGCCGATGATCCACTTCACACAATCTGCTTATCTACTATCTACACAAATAGTACAGAAGCAAGAGTAACACTACAGATGGGGTGTTGACAGCATCCCCGGATTTTTGCGACAATCAAGGTACGCCGTGCGTGGCCGATCACTATTTTATCCGGGTAAAACGCACGGCGTGTTCCCTAACTATCGGAGTGAACAATTGGCAACAGTAACGCAAGTCAGAGAATATCATATTCGCAAGAACAGTGGCGGACAATACTTGGTGGAGGCATTGGCAGGATTGATGGATACTTATTTCCTGCGCAATCCTGCCAACACCTACAGTACTCGCTTTGATGGTTTACAGGAGGCAAAGACAGCAGCACAAGAAGATGCAAAACGCAGAGGTTTCAAACCGTTCATTACTACCTACCGTTAGCAGTTAACTCTACTAGCACTGTGACAGAGTGCTAGTGGGGCAATATTGCCCAGTTCACCCACAGAGGTAGAGAATCATGGCTACAGTTACCAACCAAGCAATCAAGTTCGCACTGCTCCAATCCGTCTTGGCAACTTACATTGGTAAGATCTATAACAGCGAGGAAATGGCACAAGATTATGCTAGCAAGGATCACGATGCTCTTATCAGTGCTGTCTGGGCTGCTTTCCTCAATGGACAGTATGAGCGCACAGTAATTGATACCAGTATCTGCAACAAAGTGGCAATGATTAAGGCACTGCGTGCTCGAGTGCAAGGTGTCGTTAAACTCACAGTTAAGTTGCCAGCTCAGTGGGGAACTAGTTTTCTTCGTGACTCCATCATCGATAACACTTGCTATCACTCAAATGATTCAAATGCTAACAATGAACTGCGAGAGTATCATTATCAGAAGTCCATTGGGCTGAAAGATGCCAAGGATTTCTGTGACTGGATGGTTGCTCTGATGCTGGACCAGTAACAGGTAATCAACTCTGCTAGCTTCGTGACAGGGAGCTAGCGGGGCGATTTGCCCATCTCAACCATAGGAGTTAGTGAGATGCCATTCACAGCGGAAGATATTAAACGAGCAAAGGTGCGGAGTAAAGCCCGCAAGTTTGCAGCGGAAGTACGAGAAAGCAACATGGCTTGCACAGTACCAGATGACATCATTGACAGTCTTGCAGATGATGAAGTCAAGATGTTCACGGAGTTCTGCAAACAGTTTCGCATTGTTCAACGGAAAGATTTTTACTGGGAGCGTGCGGAATGAGCACCATTACCAGTAAGCCACTGATCGATCAGATCATCGCCAACAATGGACACTACTTCGATGATCCTCGAGTTCTGCGGATTACCGAATACACTAACTACAATGGTGTACGTGAGTGCTGGGGACTTGACTACCAGCTTCCAACACGCTATTACGAAACCGAATACGTGCGTGATCCAGTAGTTATCTGGGAGGCAAAATGAACCTCGTTGAACAGTCAATCTACAACGCACTGGTGTTTACCTACAGTGCAATGGGGCAGTTCCAGATAATCGTAGACCGTGATGGTAGCAAGAGTCTCTGGGTCTGGAACCAAGACGCCTACGATTATGAGTTCGTTAAGGAGTTGCCACAATGAACATCTTCATTCTCGACACTGATCCACGGCAAGCTGCAAGGTATCTCTGCGATCAACACCTGAACAAGATGATACTGGAATCTGCACAGATGCTATCCACAGTGGTCCACTTGAAGATTCCCGGTAAGTGGAACAAAGATCTATACAAACCAACGCAACCAAATCATCCCTGTATTCGCTGGTTGCTCGAGGATCAGTACAACTGCGAATGGTTGTGGAAACACGTTCATGAGATGGAAATGGAACGTGGTTATCGTTGGCCTCTTCGAGCACTTCATGCTAGTTCGCAAGTAGCAGCGGAGGCAATGAATATCATCGACGATCATTGGTACGGAGACTCGATAGGTAGAACACAGTTTGCACGTGTAGTTCCTGCTCACATCTATCAGTGCGGAGGAACTATCACAGAGGCTTACCAACGATACTACAGAGAGAAGAACAGAGACTGGTTCGATGCTGGTAAGCAACAGATGAAGTGGACTAAGCGAGAAGTACCTCCTTGGTTCCTTCCAACTACGTCAATACTCCAAGACTTCCGTCCTAATCCATTCGGTAAAGGGAGCGGACTATGACAAAACAACTCATCCATCATCTTCGCTGCATGCGTACCGGAGTCCTGCTAGGTACTCTGGACTTAACAATCACGGCAGGTCATGTTCCCTACCTATCTCACTGGCATGAGATGGTTTGCTACCATCCGCTATTCTCTCTGACTCCATACAACCTAGTGGAGTACATGGATTGGGAATGGAAAAGACTCGGAAAGGATGTAGTTAATGAGCAAGCCAGCGAGCGTGAAGAAACGAACTTACGTGTTGGGTTCGTGGCACTTCTACACAACCTTGGGTCTATCGACCAAGACAGGGATACTATCGGATTACCGGACATTACCACAGTTCAGAGTAATCTGGAATCACTGCTCTCTCTGTCAGCGTGGTTCAACTACCTCAATTCCAAGAGGTTTACTTTTCCCCGTCTTCACATCTCCAAGCTAAACGATAACGCAGCACTGCAAACTGTTCATGACTATCTCGATGCGTGCTGGCAGAAGAAGAAGGATTACGAAGCTGGTAAGAATGATGTTGAAGAACGGGAACGGTTGAACGAGGCAGAACGTGCAATCGTTGCTATCCGTAATTCGTTCTACAAACCGAACAGCAAGAAGCATCTCTGGAAGTGGATACACGGCATCTTACCAACCAAGTGGAAGAACGATGCTTGGTTAGGTGCTATCTTCGTCGGCAACAACGCAGACATAGCTAATTGGGAATTCGATGAACTTGAACTCTTTGAAGAGATTATCCAGTCTTCTCTCCCGCTCGAGTACAGTACCATCAACCATGCAGTTAGGGAACGGATTAACGAAGTCAAGGCTGCGTGGAAAGAGCACTACGAAACCTTCACAATCGAGGAAGATGGCAAAGAGTACATTGCTTCGCTTACAGAGGAACTTGCTAACACGCCTGAACCGAAGCAATCCGATTATCCGAGCAAAGCTGATTTCTTTCGTGCAAAAGCAAAATGGCAACTAGCCCATCCTAGCAGCTACACGAAAAAGATAGATCAACAGATTGAAAACGCACGCACTAAACTGGGAGACCAACTGTGAGCATTGAACTTCAACAAGCTATTGAGCGAGCAAGAGCGGCAGTAGCAGCTAGAACACCTGTTCCAAGTTATGGGGAAACGGTACTTGCAGAAGCAAGGGCGCCCAAGACGGATGAACTGGTCCTGAACGCAGAACAACAGATGGCAGTAGACCTTGCTGTATCGGGTGAATCTTTCTGCTTCATTGGTCCAGCTGGTTCTGGTAAGACTACCACTACTAAGGCTCTCATTCGGGCGATGATGCAGAGTAATAAACTGCCAACGATCGAACGTAACACTAAGTATCTCCAAGCTGGAAGACCTGGCGTAGTCCTAATTGCATACACTCGGCGAGCAGTGAGGAACATTGCTAAACAGATGCCAGATGACTTCAAACCTCATTGCATTACCTATCACAAGTTGGTAGAATACGAACCTGAGACTGTTGAGACAGAAATGCCTGATGGTCGAGTCAGGGTATCTAAGCCATTCTTGCCACAACGCAAGCCTACTAATCCGTTACCCCGTAACCTACGATTGGTGATTGTTGATGAAGCCAGCATGTTATCCATTGACTTCTACAAGATTCTTTCGCGCGCACTTCCGTCATTCGAAAATGTACAGTTCATTTTCATTGGTGACATTAACCAATTACCTCCAGTTTATGGTGACGGGATACTCGGGATTAAACTTAACCAGCTCCGTACAGTTGAACTTACTCAAATCTATAGACAAGCTCTTGAAAGCCCGATCATCGAGCTTGCCTTACAGGTTAAAGACAACAAGATACCGCAGGAACTCAAAGTTTGTGTTAAGGACTACGAAAAGATTACACCGAGAGGCAAGGTTACAATTGTTCCTTGGAAAAAGCTACTCAAATTAGAAGATGCAGAACATGCTATCCACCTCCGGCTGCAACAGTGGGTCCGGGATGGAACGTTTAACTACAAGGAAGACGTAATACTCTGTCCTTGGGGTAAATCGTTCGGTACCATCAACATGAACAAGTCGATTGGTACACAAGTTGCCAGACTTAACAACTCCGACGTTTACGAGATTATCGCAGGGTTCAACAAGCACTACTTTGCTATCGGCGATCGAGTTATGTTCGACAAGCGAGATGCTGAGGTAGTTAAGATAGCAAGGAACATGAGGTATATCGGTAAACAACCACAACCTGCTAGTCCCAAGATGGATTACTGGGGATGGGGGTCCGACGCCAGTGCTTCACTGATGGAGAACTTGGATGATATAGATGCCTTGCTGGATAGCTTTGCTGATGCAGAATCAGAAGATAGGAGTCAGGAATCAAGTCATGCAATGACAATTAAGTTCCTAGATGATGATATAGAGTACATAATGACCAAGAGCGGAGAATTCAATGTCTGCGATCTAGGTTATGCTATGTCAGTGCACAAGTCACAAGGTAGTGAGTGGCGTAGAGTGTTCATCATTACACATGATGTTCATATCAAGATGTTGCAACGTGAATTGCTCTACACTGCTATCACCAGAGCGAGTGAGGAACTCTACATCATCATGCCACCAACTATGCTAGTTAAAGCAGCTGGTAGAGCACGGATTAAAGGCGTCACATTAGCGGAGAAAATCAAATACTTCGCAGTGAAGCACGCAGAGTCCGACCTTGAAGATTACGAAGACCATTGAAAGGAGCGCAGCACTACAAATAACACTACAGAAGGGCCGCTTGACACACGGCCCGTTTTCACCTACAGTCAAAATTCCCCGTTCGCCCGTGCATTTCGCACATTAACTCACTTGGAGATGTTATCTTGAACTACAAATCGAACCTGCTTGCTACTTACTTGGCAATGACGATGCAAGCCAACCCGGAACAGACTAACGCTGGTAACGGTGCAGAAGCAGCTAACAAGGAACCGCCTGTTCCTGCTGGTCACAAGCGTTTTCCGTTCCACTTCCGTACTGAGAAGATCCGTAATGAAGTCAACGAGGTTATCGGGGAAGGCAAGAAGCATCCTACGATCTTTGCTGATCTGCCAGTTCCCACGGATCAGGATTTGATCGAGTACATTGCTGCTAATGGCAAGGAAGCACAGTTCTTGCGTGAGGTTGTTTACGAAGCCATTGCTACGGCAGCACGGGACCAGATCAATGAGTGGAGACTGGATAACAAGGATACCACTCCTACTGCTGGCATTCTCGATCTGCCGAAGTTGACATTCACTGCTATTGCCAACACTCCGCCGAAGGATCGTGCAGCTCCTGAGATTCCCGAAGAAGTCTGGAACAGCTTCTACGAAGACTACAAGAAAGTCATCGTTGATACTGGTAAGGAACCCGTCCGTGTTCAGAAGCACATTGTTCTGTTCAAGGCGCAGTTCAGGACTTGCAAGTTCGACAAGCCTGCTCTCTCCGTACTCCGTGATATGCTCAATCTCTGGGCTGCTAAGACAGAGAACATGGAGGATAACAAGGAAGCCTACGAGGTTCTCAGCAACAAGGTTGACAAGTACCTGAAGGCTGAAGAGAAGAACCTGGTTAACGCTCTCTAGCAGCAACCAACCTAATAAAGATCACTACCGGATAACCAAAGCCGGATCTCCTAGTGGTCTTTCCCAACTTCTGTCTCCGTCGTAGTGGGTGGTTCTAGGAGTTGGTTTTCTACTCTGTTCCCTGTGAGTAGAGTAGAAAACTACGTGGAGTCCGTCAATCGACTCAAATCAGATATACAATAGGTTGTTCGAGGTACGAGAGATAACTGTTCGGTGTTCAAGCCAACAGCAATTCAACGTACTAAGAACTACGCTACACAGAAAACAGTCCCTGCTAACTGGACTCATTGGCAAGACGGATACGCTCCGTGCCCGATGGGATTCAGTAGCAGGGATTGCCTATTTCTGGTTCAATCCCGCTCGTCCTGCCTACAACTATGAGGTAATAGATGACACGCCAGTATGCAGAACTATGGAGCAAGATAGCAAGACGGGAGATAGTAACAGTAATCTGTCACAAGAGTCACGCTCGTACATTGAAGAAAGCACTACAGAAAGAGAAGTGGTTAATCAAGCGAGCAAGGAACATGACAGGACTGCCGAGCTTTGGAACCATGACTATCAAGGAGATACAGATACCTGACAAACCTACACACATTCGTCTCGAATTTTCCTTAACCTACTCTGGAGAAAATCTATGAGTCATCCTGTTATTAACTTCCCTGATTTCGATACGTTCCGAGAGAATGACGGAACTATTAACTTGTATGATGCGCTGACAAAGGCACAGGACAAGGAACCAACTGAGGCACAAGCACAGTACTTGGAGAACATCATAACGATGCGTCCTTGCAAGAGCAGACAACTTGCTGCCTTCATCATCGCAACTCTTATCTACTTCGATCGCTAATCATGAGCAAGGGTGATCCAACCAAACACGATATGTCTGTTGATAGGACTAAGGAACACATTAGCACCAAGGTCTACATGTTTCCTGAGTCCTACAATGCTCTACGCCGAGAGCTAGTAGATCATTGGCCGAACTTGTGGAACAGTCCAGTGCAATACATGATGTGGAACAATGGTCCCATGTTCGTGCAAGCAATGGACCTGATACTCGACACAGTAACTCAGTTCGATACGGAAAACGTTGACGGAATTTGCAAAAAATTTCTGGACGAACTACGAGTAAAGCGCGGTCTATCACGTCTACACTCTCCAGCTGAGTACAACAACAACGATCAGATGGAGTTAGCAGTTCGGTTAGCAAGAGCAATGCATGAGGTGCCACCATGGAAACAGTAATTCCAGAGTCACTAAAGCCAGTGCTGGATGAAACGTTTCAGAAGATTCACGATATCGAATCTCTGTTACTCAAATCAGATCCTACACTGCCCGGTCATCTAGCAGCAATCCATCGTAACCTCACTCGTTACGAGGAACTGAACCACTTGCTGAGTGATGATCAGATCAGGCAACTAATCAGAGGGCAAGCACAAGTCACCGGAACAGTGATAATGCAAACCGTAATGAAGAGTACCAAGGCTGCGAACACTAAGATGGCCAAAGGTATCACAGCGGCGGATCTATGAGCGATGATCTTCGTCTCCGTGTTCATCAACTTAGCAAGCGTGTGCTTCTGTTGGAGCAAGCAGAACTGCATCTCAAGAATGCGTGCTTAGCTCTAGATCAACAACAGAGAAAGACAGCAGACGACTTGTATAGTAAGCTGGAGGAAACAGTGAAATTGATGCGGGAATTAAATCAACGTGTTCCTAATGAGGGCAACAATGTATGAGTACGCTACAATCATTCTTCGAGCGCTTCAGTTTAGAGGAGATGCACGACCTTCGACAGTCTTTACTGCGCTTAGCGGCATCAATCCGTATGCTTATGAATGTGAGGCAACTGTCAGTCCAAACAAGCTCTTTGGCTTCTGTTACCATTGCGGAGAACCAGAACCTTATTTTCGAGCAGTTTGTGAACGACCTGCTTGCTGTGCAACGTTCAATAGCAGAAGTAGCTTTGCTCGCAAAGACTGGCTTACCTTCCGCTTCCCCAACGCCAACTGGCTCATCCGAGTTAACTTTCAACGGAGGTTCTGAGTAATGACTGATCCGTTTGCGGTCTTAGATACTATGGAACTCCAGCCGGGATGGAAGAAACTGGCTGGAGACGTCACAGATAAGGAGTACAGGAAGATAGTTGCATTCGACAACTGTACTTCCTACTCGCAACTTCTCGACCTCCATCGTTGTCCTCGTTTGTTCCAACAGGAGAAAGCTAGTGCGAAACAACCCGCCAGTACAGATTACATTGCCCAACCTAACCTTGACTTTGCCTTCGGACATTCTGTTGGAGCAGGAATTTCAACCCTTCTTGCAACAGGTTCGATTACTGCCGGACTCTTTGCCAGCTTCGTTAGCTGGAAAGCGGATTACTTTGGAGATAACGGTAAGGGCAAGTCGCTCGCGCACGCGCAAATCGCAATAGAACAGTTCCATCATCAAGGATTGCTACAAGAGTACGATGTCTACAGGTTACCTAGCGGAGAACCCGCAGTAGAAATCGCATTCATGGTAGATGCTGAAAACGGGTATCAACACTATGGACACATCGATCTTATCCTTCAACACAGAGGTACAAAAAAGTTGGCTGTCCTTGAGTGCAAAACAACTGGCTACTCATCTGTTGACGAAGCACTCTACTACAACTCCAGCCAAGCACTCTCCTACTCGGTCGTTCTTGACTCTATCTCCCCCGGGAACACCGATTACGAGGTTATCTATATTGTGTACTCTAGCACCTCAAGAGAATGGCAAATCCTCCCATTCCTCAAGAGCTTCACAGAGAAGTCTGGATGGCTTCAAGACTTACTACTTGATCACGCTTCGATCCGTCAGTATCGGCAGCTTAACTTTTTTCCCAAGCGAGGAGAATCGTGTGCCAATCAATTCGGACGCAGATGTAAGTACTTTGGAATCTGTGATCTTACAACTCATGCAAGCAGCTATGAGGATATACCGGCGGAACGCACGGCAGAGAACGTGAACTTTGCATTCAAGCTTTCCGACTTGGTAGCACAACAGAGGGCTGCACTATGAACTTTGAACAACTTGCACAGGCAATGAAGTTAAGGGAGGAGTTTGAAGAGAACCTTAAACTTCTTGCTTACAACGAAGGTCAGATAGCACATCACAAGAAGATGTGTGTGGAACATCAGCAAACAATCAACATGATTGCTGCGGAACTCCAAGAACTTGGTGTGGAGGTTCCTCGTGAAATTAACTGATTACGTTCCATCTGTTCGCAGAAAGGTACTGGTATATGGACCTCCGAAAAGCGGTAAAACAGAACTTGTTGGAAGCCTTGCAGCACACGGTTACCACTTATGGTGGTTCGATCTTGACGCTGGAGTTAAAACTCTACTCCGACCCGATTCTGCCGCGAAGGGACATTTGGAGAATATCGAACTCTTTAACATCCCAGACACCCAGACTTTTCCTATTGGAATTGAAACTCTTCTCAAAGTTACCAAGGGTGGTCAGCTCAAGATATGTCACCGTGACGGACGAGTCAATTGTGCAAGCTGTACAAAAAACTTTCCCAACGGCTTCACTAGTATCAACACCGAAACTTTTACGGACAGAGACATTCTTGTTACGGACTCGGTATCTCAGTTGGCTGCCTCAGCAATGAATCATATCTGCAGAGAACATATTGCCAAGGGTAACGATGATTACAAACCAGACTGGGATGATTACCGAAAGCAAGGTTTCCTGATGGATAGGATATTCTCTATCGTCCAACAGTGCAACTTCAACGTCATCTGTATCTCCCACGAGCAGATGGTAGAGATGGAAGATAAGAAGAAAAGGTTGGTGCCTATCGGTGGCACCAGTAACTTCAGCAAAACCTTCGCCAAGTACTTCGACGACGTAATCTACACGGAGTTCGTAAATGGAAGATACCGAGCCTACTCAGATGCTAGTCAGAATAGTTCAGCAATCATTGGATCCAGAACTGGCAAGAAACTTACAGAAGGCAAAGGCCTCATCGAACTCTTCCAGTAATGCTCCGTTGATGGATGGAGCTTTCGGTATCGCTCTGTACGTTCGTACCTTTTCCTCCGAACCTTGCTACATTTCTGCAAAGAGGATAGCAACCAAGGAAGATATCGAAGGAGCAATCAGATTTCTTACACTACTCAAGGAGAACGCACCAAACGATCAACTCTAAACGATCTACCTCACATACACGAATCCAACTTAACGAAAGAACGCTATGAACACGAATACCTCCACTCCTGATGATGCAGCCTTTGATGCACTGGATCGCAGCTTGGAAGATATCGAAGACATTCCCAGTTTCGATGTTCCTCCGCTCGGAACTTACAACTTGTTGGTAAACGCAGAGCTGAAGAAGCTGCCCAAGGATGAGAAGAACACGGAAGAACGCAGTGTCGTGGTTCTCAACTACGAAATCACTGACATTGTGCAGCTGGCAGATCCCACTGAGAAGCCGCCTGTCATTGGCAGCAAGTTCGGTGAGATGTTCATGCTTGGTAATGAGTTCGGAGAAGGGAACATGAAGAAGTCCTTCTCTCCTTACGCTACACACTTTGGTGTTACCAACATGCGCTCACTCGTCCGCGACCTAGTGCAGAACGTGGTTGTTACGGCTACTGTTAAGCACCGGTTCAACAAGAAGGATGATCCGAAGAAGGAGAATCCCTTCGCACAAGTTCTGAACGTCGTCATTCAGTAACTTCCACGGGGGCTAACCACCCCCATTTCTTTGGAGATAGGAAATGGCAGATTCGAACCAACCGAATGATGAAGTAGAACAGATCATTACGGATTGCGAGAACAGAGAGGAACGATTAACTGATTGGGAACGGAACTTCATCGACTCTGTTAGCAAACAGTTCAAGGAGAAAGGTAGTCTCAGTCCTAAGCAGTTAGAAGTACTAAACAAGATCTGGGATAAGGTGACTCGGTGAGCAAGGTACTCCTGCTAGTTTGCAGTGATGAGGATAAACCGTACTTCACCAAGCTCAGCCAGTTGCAAGTGTGTCGTGGTTGGCAACTCAAAGCAATCACACGCAGTACAATCAACACAGCATCCGACGTTCAGTTAATAGCACAGAGAGTTGAGGCAACAGCAGTTCTGTGTACTTCCCCAGAAGCCCTCAAGCTGGTATTAGAAGATCAATATGATTACCAACCCCCCAATACTCGTCGCGGTGTCACACTTGACGATTACGCTGGCTCTCTATTGGAGTTGCATCCAGTTGGCAAGAGTATTCCGGCTAGGGAGTTACTGGTTCTCAATCCTCTTGCTCATCTCGTCACTGTGCCTTATGGGCCTTTTCTATTTGAGCGCTACATCAGCAAGGTAACTGCTCCAGACAAGTGGTTTCCACAAACAGCATTCAAGTGGGAGGTAGTAGATGTCACAAATACCGAACGATGCAGTGAACTTATCGGATTGTTCCGATCTGCTGACTTCATTGCGGACGACATTGAGACTGCTATCGGTGATGAACAAAGACGAATTACAGTATGTGGTTTCACGGCTTACTTTAGACGAACTCATAGCACTCTCTCTATCGTCATCCCATTTAACAGCCCTGAAGCTTGGGCACTCACCAGACAACTTGGCGAGCTTCCTGTAAGGAAAGTATTTCAAAATGGAATGTACGATAACGCTTATAAAGCGAGATGGAATTGTCTCCCATCACACTGGTATTGGGACACTCAGCACCTCTTTCATTCTTGGTATTCCGAGCTTCCTAAACGTCTCGATTTCATTACCGCGTTCAGTGTTAGAAGAATTAGATACTGGAAAGATGATGGAAAGTCGGGCAATCTGCACGATTATTACAGATACAATGCCCTAGATCACTGGGCTACTCTCAACAGTTGCCTAGCACTGATCCATGAGATGCCAGATTGGGCAGTACGCAACTATCTCGAGGAATTTCCGTTGGTCTTTCCTTGCCTCCACTGTGGTCTGGATGGTCTTGTTATGGATATGGAGCGACTTCAAGTAGTACGGAAGGAAGAACAGGATAAGGTAGAGAAGAACCTTCAACGCTTACAATACATAACCGACACGCCCCAGTTTAATCCGGGTTCTTGGCAGCAAGTTACCAAGTTGTTCCATGTTCTGGGTATCAAGGGACTCAAAGGAACTGGTGCTATCGAGATGCAGAAGGCTAAAGCCACCTCGGTATTCAACGACTTGATTCTGTCGCAGGTAACTACACACAGAGAGACAGCTAAGTTAGTCTCTACCTATTTCGTACCGGAGAAATTTTGGCATGGAAGACTCTACTACTCCCTCAACCCTGCAGGCACAGATACTCTCAGACTCGCAAGTAAAGAGTCTTGGTTTTGGTGCGGATTACAGATTCAGAACATACCTCGTGGAGATTCCGTCAAGCAGTGTGTACTTGCAGATCCAGGATGGTTGCTCGCTGAAATTGACAAGGCTCAGTCAGAAGCAAGATGCGTTGGTTATCTCAGTGGAGAAACTAAGCTGATCGAGGTACTGGAGAATCCGAAGGTAGAGTTTCACAGCCACAATGCTAATGCTTTCTTCGGAGTTCCGTACAACAAAATCATAGATCACGGTCCACCTAAGAAGATACTTGATACTGAACTACGTGATCTTAGCAAGAGGACAAATCATGGAGCAAACTATAACATGGGTCCCGACGTTATGTTGGATACCATGGGACCGAAAAATGTTATACGTGCCAAAGCCCTTCTTAAACTCCCTGCCCACTTTACACTTAGGCGAGTTACGGAATTTCTACTGGCCGCTTACTCACGGACTTACCCAAGAGTTAAGGGACTCTGGTACGAGAGTATCGTTAAGCGGATCCTTTTGGGTAAGAAACTGGTTAGTCCCCTTGGTTGGACACGTTACTTCTTCGGATCTCCCGACAAAAACAAACGTGATCTTAATGCTGCCGTCGCCCACGAACCACAAAACCTATCAGTCCACCTTATCAACAGGGAGTTCTACAAAGTCTGGAAAGCGCAAGTCTACGAGGATCTTCCAATCAGGTTGAAGGCACAGATACATGATTCGATACTGTTCAGCTACAGGCCTGATTTCGATCCTCACAGGATTATGGATGAGTACATGAATACACGAGTACAGATAAAGGGAGCTGATGGCGTGGAGAGAACTATGTTCATTCCCTGTGACATTGGCTACGGTAAGCAGCGTTGGAGCGACCTCAAATGATTTACATACACAAAAAGAGTGGTAAAGAATATCTCCTTCTTTACTATGCCAATATGGAACACGATGGGTCTGTAGTTGTTGTGTATCAAAATATTGGCACAGATGTTATTTGGGTTCGTCCTCTGTTGGAATGGGACGAAAAGTTTAAGGTGAAAGAAGAGTGACGTTGGATCTCTTCCGTACATACTTTCACTATGTACGAGACACAGAACCACCACTGATCTACCATCGTTGGAGTCTCATCTCAGTACTAGGTGCACAACTCGGCCGTCAATGTTGGCTTCCATTTGGACCACAACGGATATTCCCTAATCAGTACATCATGTTGATAGGAACACCAGGTGCTAGAAAGAGTACAGCAATCAAGACAGCAAAGAGACTTCTGGCGCACAGTGGTTATACAACTTTCAGCGCAGAGAAGACTAGTAAGGAGAAGTTCCTACTAGATCTGCAAGGAGAACAAAGTGCCCAAAGTGGAGAAACAGTTACTACTCTTTTTGGGGGAGATGGACTGGATATACCTCCAAGGGAAATGTTTATTTGTGCGGACGAATTTAATGAGTTCGTTGGAAGTGGAAATGTCGAGTTTCTATCTATGCTCGGGGCTCTCTGGGATTGGGATGAACCAGAAGTTAGCTATAAACAGCGCCTCAAGAGCAGCAAGTCCGCTGACATTTACCAACCTACAATTAACATACTCTCAGGAAACACCCACGCGGGATTCGCTCAAGCGTTTCCTGTCGATGTGCTTGGACAAGGGTTTATGTCCCGGCTTGTTCTTATCTATTCCGAGCCCTCCGGTAGAAAGATCACGATTCCTACTGTGCCCCCTGCCATTATTCTAGAGAACATAACCAAGGAGTTTGCAGAGATTAAACAGAAGATGCACGGACCTCTCACGTTGAGCAAGGAAGCATTCTCTGCGTTGGATACTATCTACAAGACTTGGCCGGAACTCGAGGATACAAGGTTCAAGCACTACTCTACTCGCAGACTAACTCACTTGATAAAGAACTGCATCGTAATGGCAGCATCTCGACGGAGTATGGAGATACAGGTTCATGATGTAATGCTTGCTAATACTGTGCTTACATACGCTGAGTTGCACATGAGCAAGGGAATGGGAGAGTTGGGAAGGAAGAAAGGTTCTGATGCTTCTACCATCATCATGAATGTTCTCTATGAAGCAGTAGAACCTATGGAGGTAATAGATATTTGGAAGAAGGTATCTAAGGACGTGGACAATCTGGCTCAACTCGGCAGCTTGCTGAACGATCTACAAGCGGCGGAGAGGATACAGGTAGTCCAGATTAGTGGCAGCAAACAAAGGGGGTTCCTACCAAGACAAAGAAGCATCGGAAGAAAGAACTTGTACATCGATCTTAGTCTACTCAAAGGAGCAGAGTTATGAAGCGTTGGATTATCATCAACGAAGACAGTGATGTGTCACAAACAGATAGCTTGGACGTAATGAAACACTTCGCCCAAACTGATGTTGTCATCGACACGAAGGAAGGTAAGTTGCTAGATTGGCAAGGTAAGCCAACAGACGAACCTATCCTAGATGCAGAAATACCAGAGGATGAAGGATACGAAGACTAACAGACAAAAAAAATCCCCGCCGAAGCGGGGGTTCTGCAAGAGCTGGGGAGGAAGTCCAGCTTGGCAACTGCAGAGAAAAACTACTCTGAGGGTGGGAGATTACGATAGTCATCCATTCTCTCACCTCCCATAACTTCAACCATCCGTTGCCCGTAAGGTGAACGAACTTGGTTAGCAAGCGTATTCAATATAGATTGGTTTGCATCTCGTGACCAACTCTGTAATGCGCTACTGAAGTTCTCAACTCTACCTCCATGAGCTGCATACTTACCAACAAAGTCCTGCATCTCTTCATCGGTAGGAGCTTGATTACCCCGAAGCTTTGTCTTGATTGCACTACCAAGGATACTGATAGCTTCCCTGTCCGCAGCCTTGTAGGCTTCTGAACGGAACTTGGTATTCAGCAACACGGATTCATCCAAGGGTTTAGCACCAAGTACACGACTGGCGTTAGCAACACTCCAGAAATCATTGCTTGCTGCAATCAACGAACCCTTGCTAGTCGTCGAGTATCCCTGGAATGCCTGAGCAAGACCAGCAAGTGGACGTGACACACTGTTATGTTCCAAGCCTTCCATCAGCGAAGCACCAACATTCCCACCAGCAGCTAGCTTCTTACCAATGTTGACTAAGTTGGTAGCGAATCGGATAGTTCCATCAACTGCTGGTACATCCAATGGCGTGATAGGAATGATACTTGCGTGTCGAGGGTTAATATCTCCACGTGTGTACAGTGCTGGTCCCTTACCATTGAAGATTGGCAAGGCACTTGCAGTTCCGTACATTAACCAATCCCCTGCCTCCTTGTTTGCCTGAGCTACTGTCGAGTAGATATCTCTGTGACCGGCATTGATGCTGGCATTACCGATGATATTCGTATTGATAGCGTCAAAGAGCGGTAACCCGTTAAGCCCGAACAGACTAGTTTGTAATCCTCCCATGACTGCAACGGTCTTAAGATCCCTGTTTTCGATATGACGGAACAACTGTTGTAGCAGGTTGAATTGGTAGGTTTGGAATAGTCCAAGTGCCGAGCCAAGCGTCCCTTGGAATAGTATGGGGCGTTGACTGGCAATGTAATTTCCCTGTACCCTGTTAACGAAGACAGACATATAAGCATTTTGTTCTGCAACTCCCATCTTTCCAGCCTTCACCAGCGGTTCAGTAATCTGCCGCATTACATCTGCAGATACGAACCTAGTGAACTGCTCAGCAAAGTTGTTTCCGAAACCAGTAGCTACCCGCTCAGTCCACTTGTCAGCTTTCTTGCTGAACTCAGAAGGTACGAGCTTGGGAAGCAGAGACAGATCATCTACCATCTCATGGTACTGGCTGATAACGTCCTTGATATCTCCGTTCTTGATATACCGTTCTATCAGAGCTTTGGAATCTGGACCCCAGTAGTTCTTGATAGCATCGTACACTAGACGGGTAGTACTGGGAATCCTGCCTGCACCACCGGGAATCAACTCCGAGGTCAACTCTGCAAGCTTACCTGCTAGTGCAGGATCGTTAGCAACAGATCGTCGAATGCTGGCCAGCTCGGTGCCAAGCATGATTGGCGTGGAGATAACGTTCATCAGCGAGTTAGCTGCATCGAACCGCAGAGTTACAGTAGCCAACGCCATGTTAGCTTTCTGTAGTGCAGTCTTGATTAGGTTACGATCAGCCACTGTCTGTGCAACTGCAAAGCTATGTGCATCCTCGAAGGGAGCACTAAGTCCAAACCGTTCTAGCTCCGAGTTAGCCTCTTGCCAAGTTATCTTTCCCTTAAACGCACGATCTCTGGCAGCATCTACAGCAGCATAGGCTCGAGTTCCAACAGCATCGATGAACTCATTGGTCTGATGCAGTAAGGTGAACTCACTCCGCTTGCTGATATCCAGTGCTGTCTTGATGTAATCATCGAAGGGATCTTGCACATTTCTCTGAAACAGCTTGCTTATCGGTTCGGCCTTACTTGTTGCTGCGAGAGTAAATTGTTCAGAGAGTCTACGGAGTTCTGTAAAAGTTTGACTGTATTTCGTAGAGACACCATCTCTGACAAGCTGAGAGGCCGCCCGTTGGTGATACTGTACAAAGTCTTCAAGGACGTCTGTAGGTTCGAAGCTAGGGAGAAAATCTCCAAGTTTGCCTGCTTTGTGAAGTCCACTGTTAACTGTGGATTCGTTGAATCCTCTGGAGTATTCATAATCACCTTTCGCTTTATGGAAAGCTTCGGACTCTTTCTTGAAGATAACTTGGAACTGCTTGGTATCAACTTGAGCTGCAAGCCTCTGTAGTTCTTCTGCATTCTTAGCCGTTATCATTGATACGTTCGAGTCGCCAAAGATCTTACCCTCAATCGGACGGACAAAAGCGAAGTACGGAATCTTGCGGGTATCAATGGGCGGCGCATGAAGAGTATCTTCTGGAATGTTACTGGTGATGCCTTGTGCATTTAGCAGTACCTTTCTCTTCTGCACTATCTCACGGTTGATATCCATGTGTTCCCGGAGGAAATCGGAGACAAGCTGAGAACGAATACGGAAGGCAGCAGTATCTCCTTGTGTACCAGTAGCTGCTTGTTCGATTGCACTCTGCAGAGATACCTTATCCCGGATGATGTTCTTGTCGATCAGGTAGGTTCCAGAGATTAGGTTACCTGCATCGTCGATACCTTGTTGATGCTGGAAGATGGTAAAGTTCTCTGGACTGCGACGAAGCTTGGTTACGATAGCTACCAGTTCTCCACTATCCTGTGGACTGTTCTTGAGCTGTGCTAGGAATGGTTGCAGGCGAGTTAAGTTTGCATTGGAGTACTTCTGCGTGAGCAAGTGAACTTCCTTGCCTGTATGCTGTACTAGCAAGCGAAGCATATCTCCGTAGTCTGCGTTGGCGAAGGATACAAGTCCTGCTCCGGCGCCAAGCTGGTCTGCAAGTCCTGAGAGCTGCTCGAATGAAAAGTCAACAAACTTCTTACCATCCTCTCCGAACACAGAACTGAAAGCATTGTTGAGTTGTTCCTTGGCCAGCTTAACTCTATAAGCGTAGGCTTGCTGTCCGGTGATGAACGTATTGTTACCGGTACTGTCCAGCAGGAACTTCTCTTGCTGTGGACCAGTAATCATATCTCCACGAGGAACGATCTGGTATACCTGACCGAGTTCGTTGATCTGTTGCTGGTTCAGGTTCTTGTAGTTCAGGACGATGGTGTCTCTATTCGCATAGCTTGCCAGTTCACGTTGCCAACCACTCGTAACATCCGGTGCACCAGTAGCTTGTTTCTGCAACTGAGTTTCGAACTTGCTTGCAATTACGTTCTGAATCCAGTGAGGTGTAGTGTTCAGTGCGTATGCTGCTTCGGTAACATTGAACTCTCCCTTGTCTGCAAGGATGCGGAGTTTGTCAATCTTATTGTTAAACACCCACTCATCGAAGTTACCAAGATCCCTCCAAGGTACTGGCTGCTCAACTCCGTTCAGCTTGATGGTAACATCATCATCTACTAGATGTTTAGCGGAAGACATACGATCGAGAACAGAGATATCACTCTCATCTACGGTTCCCTTGATACGTTCCAACTTGCTAGCCCACAAGTGACGTGCGCTGTGTTCGATACTGTCTGCAGCTTCTGGCAACTTCTCCGTGCTGAACTTAAACTGCCTATCTCCTGCACGTACCAAGTCTCCGAAGACCTGCAACGGTGTTTGCTTCGTAGCGATATCTGCAGCAGACAGGACAGCAGTTTCGCTGGTAGCTCCACTGTCTACGCGAAGGAAACTCTGGAGAGTGGATGGTTCTACAATCTCCCTGAGTCGCTGGCTGGCAGGATTGACAGTATAGGTTCCGTTCGGCTTGAATGCTAAGTCGTAACCTTGTTCCCAAGCATCTTTCACGGTAACCGTTTCCGTATCAAGTCCAAGGGTTACTTGCTTCACCGACTTAAGATCGCCACCAACGATACGAAATACCTTGTCGGACACGTTCTTACGTTCGGAACTGAATGGACTAACATCGTCTGCAATCTTAGCTGTCTTGTCGAAGTAGAAGATATCCTCTCGCCGCAAAGAACCAAGGCTTGCACCTTCTACACTCTCGAGCAGATGGAGGTAGTCTCCAACTCGTGCACGGATTTGCTCGTCTGTCTTACCTGCACCTCTACCATCCTTAACTAGCTTGAGTACAGCATCAGCTAGTCCCTTACCTACTGAGGGATCATCGGCAAGATGGGTAGTGATGGTTTCTTCTAACTTAGTTAGAGACTTGTGGATAGTTGTTTGGAGTTGCTTGTCTCGAAGTCCTGCTGTATCGAGTGCAACTTTCCGTTCCTGCCCGTTGAGCTTGTAGGTGAAGTCCAGAATCTTATCGTTCTCGAATACTTCCTTGGGCAGAGCAAGAACGTTGTCTGCAATCGCATATGCCTTGTCCGAGTCTTCCAAAGCAGTACGATCGAAAGCAGTCAGCATGTTCTGATACTTGTTTCCCTGTGCGCTGATTGCCTTACTAGCATCCTTTGTGATCCGGTTCATCAGCAAGCCTTCGATACCACCAGCAAAGACGCCGCCAAAAAGACTTGTCTTTACGATATCGTAGGTAACGTGTTTCCAATCCTCTCCATCCAGCAAGGGACTTGCCTTCATCGTTGCAACAGTAGCTAACTCGAATGCAGCTGTTTGCAGAACATTATCTGCAACTCCCCAGCCTAGGGCAGCTATAGTGTTCTTGTTGAGTCTGCTACCAATGGTTCCTTCAACAGAGGCCAGATCTTGTAGTGCGGCATCCAACGCCCTTGTTTGTTTTGCCGAAGCGAAATTAAGTGAACGTGCGAATGCCCCAGCACTTTCTCCACGACGTAATGCGTTGAGTCCTTTAACTGCGAGGCCACCAGGGACGAAGGAAGTTCCGATAAATCCAACAGTGTCAATAACATTTTTGTTGGCCTTGTAGTAGGAGCCCCAGTTCTGGTCTATGTCATTTATGTATTTCTGAGTGTCAACTCGTTCTGCATCGGCGCCGAAGAAGTTTGCAACATCGACGCCTGTGTTATAGATGGAATGCCATCCGGAAATTACTGCTGAACCACCACCGATCTTTACTGCATCGGCTGCAGCATCAAAGATAGAACTACCACCAGCCTGTACGTTGGTAGTATCTGCTGCATAGACATAGTCTTGTGGTCCCATTACTGTACTGCTCCAGGCTTATTCACACGGTTCCAAGTTTCTCTGCTCATCCTTGGATCTGCTTCGTGAGCTGCTGGTTCTGCCACAGGAGCACCAAGTCCCATAGGATCAATACCAGCTGCATAAGCTGCATTGGTAGCGTACTGGATTGTAAGCTGTTGCTCAATCTGAGCTGGATTGAACATATCTATTTTGGACTTGTTGTAGAAAACTGGGTACTGAATACTCTTCTCTTTCTTCCATCCGTATTGGGACAAACCTTGAGAACCAGCACGACTTTCCGTAGCTGTACGGTAGTAGGTAGCTATGTCCTGAGCAAGCTTAGGGATGGTACTTGGATCATTGAGTGCACTACCAACGGCATTGTTGATGATGAGTTCATCAGAAACAACACCCTTGAAGTTCTTTGTCAAGGTAGTGACAGAGTTGCTTGCAAGTTCAGGAAGTGTGTTAGCTCGAGCGTAGTCAATCTTCCGTGGATTATCTACACTGAGTTTACTGTAGTCCTTATACAGTAGCTCTTCTTCCTTAGCTTTCTGCCAGAGATCAATTCCAAGTTCCAGACGTTCCTTGTCTGTCTTATACACCTTGAACAGTGGATTGGATGTACCGTTGGTTCTATCCTTCTCGTAGAGCTTATCAAGTTCTGCTTGTCCACCCTTGACAGCATCTACGAGGAAGTCACCAAGGACTGGAGACTTCTTCTGCAGATCAGCAAATCCATTATCTCCGATGAGCTTGTGCATCGTAGAAACAGCTTCACCCATGTTCTGGAAACTACCCGTGTGTGCAGCACGAGCAAAGCTATCCATCGTTTCCTTGTCGAACAGCTTGATACTGATCTTGTTTAGTGGCTTCATTCCGAAGGTATCACCAAACATGTTCAGCACATTGAAGTAATCTTGTTCTTCCTTCTCTGCTTTAGTACGAGCAACATCTGCTTGAGATAGGGAGAACTTCTCTTGGTAGAGACGAGCAGCTGCAAACCTGTGGCTCAAGTCGGCGTTGACTAAGTTAAGTTGTTCCGTCATGCTCCGAGCAATGTGCTGTTTTGCTGCACTCTCTGTTTGTGCAATATCCGCCGTTGCTTTAGCTCGAGCATACTGTGCCTCTGCGTAGCTGCGGAGTTGGATAGATTCTGTGACGTCTGCAGGTTGGATAGCAGCTTGTTTGGTAGCAAGTGCCTGTATCTGATTCAGATGGTCAATTGCTATCTTCTGCCTATTATCAACAGCATTGTAGGTTTGTTCCAGACCCAGAGCTTTGAAGTTATTAACCAACCAACCAGCAGGATCATCCAGTGGATTGGTTCCTTTGAGAACTGCTATCTGATCTGCCAACGGTCCACGAATAGCTTCCATCTGCTTGATGGTAGCAAGTGCCTGTTGCTGTGCTAAGTTGCCAGCTTCATCTTTCGAGTTGATGTTGATGCCGTAGGTGCTAAGAATATTCTCACGATTCTTAACATCTGCAATTTCGATATCACCTTTGGTAACTGCTACCTGAGATGCAGCAACTCCCATGCGCCGCTGAGCTTCAGTTTGCTGCTTAGTGATATCCTCGATCTGCTGATTGTAAGCTGGTATCTTAACTAGGAGTTGATCGATGAGTCCAGATGCTCGATTCATCGAAGTCATTATTCCTTCCTCTATATCAGCAGGAAGAACTGAGAAGGTACTGGAGGTTCGAAAACTTTGACCAGTAGCTGTTCCTTTGTTGGCTACTCGAGTTACAGGAGTAACACCTGGAGTGGAGTCGTCATACGCATCATCAGCCATACCATCACCTCCAAATGCCTTGGTAAAGTTCGCTATGTACTTAGTCGTTTCAGCAGGAACAGGTTGTCCAGCTTTGAATGCTTTGTAGACTGCAGGACTACCATTGAAGGATACTGCCAAGTCTACAGGACTGGTAATACCTGCGGACATTCGTTCTTTGATGGCAGCAACTCCAGCCTTAATCTGTCCTTGTGGAGTTGAATAGTCCAAGTCCTGTGGAATGAAACCAAGGCGACGTAAGCCAGCAAGAGTATCTGGCATTACTTGCAGGATACCAACTGCGCCAGCTGGACTGGTAGTTTCCGTGTCGATGGATCTTGCACCACCGTTCTCTGCACGTAAGATTGCACGGGCAACCTTGGGATTAACTCCCTGTTCCCGTGCCTCTCGTTCTAACTCCTGCTCGATAGTAGCCCTATCAAGGACGGCCATTATCTATACCCAGGACTGTTGAGATAGTTAGGCAGATCGAAGACAGAGAGAGGTCCAGACCTACCTTGGTTGATGGTATTGAACATGTTCTCCATTGCATTGGCAAGTTGATGGTTATCATTCTGCCGGAGAGTCTTGATAGCCTTCACTGTCTTGCCTGCATTCTCGAAGTCAAGTCCGTTGTGCAGGAGGATAGGAATAAGATCAGGACGTATTTTCATCTGTCCTGCAAGTCGTCCCTCCATTGTCTTACTCTGATCCGTAGTAATTCCACCATCGGGACTGTATGGCATCGGATCAGGTTTTCTAACCCCCTGTTCCTTTGCTGGTGTATGGAACATGTTCTTCAACATCTCCAAAGCAGGAACACCAATAGCTGCTACTACATCAGCAGGTAGAACATACTCACCACCACTAACAGGGATAGTAGTAGTGTCCTTGATTCCCTTAGGATCATCAGCTTGTTTAGGCACGGTACCTCCTTCAGCCCAACCACCATCATCACCACTGGAACCAGGACCTTCTCCACCAGTTCCATCATCACCAACTCCACCTACTGAATCAGCACTAGGACCGCCAGTGCCAATACCAGCAGCACCAGAAACTCCCACGGCTTCACCGGTAGCTGAGTCAGCGGCCGTAGCCGGTCCAGCAGCAACACTTCCAACAGCACCAGCACCCCCAATACCACCAATACCACCAGTTCCATCATCGCCAGCTCCGATCCCCAGACTTGCTGGATCGAATGTAATCGGAGGAAGCATGTTTGGAACTGGCATGTTGGCTACATTCTGAATCGCATTAACCAGTCCAATCACGTAACCAATAGGAGTTGCCGGCGCAAAGGCACTAGCCAGAGAGCCTACAACACCCAGAGCACTTGTAACACTAGGAGTAGTACCAAGACCAGAACTAGGGCCGACACCCGGACCGGAATTTCCAGTAGATTCAGCAGAACTCCCACCATCAGTAGTAGAGCCCCCGCTGCTATCAGAGCTACCTGAACCGTCTCCACCTGCAAGGGCCAGCAGTCTTCCTACCGCTGGCCCAGTACTTTTTTTGTGTCAAACCCTAACTGTGGAGTAGGAACGATACCACCATCCTTCCAGCCAAAGATACCACCAAAGCCTTCACCTAAGCCAGCAGTATCTTCACCGAAGGTAGGAGTATACCAGTCACCACCAAGACCAGTACCATCTCCGAAGCCTGTGTTGGCAGCATCACCGAGGCTTAACCCAGAATCACCGATGCCAATCTTCTTGAGTAGTCCTGCGATGGTTCCAGCATCAATTCCACTGTTCTTCAGCAGAGAAGCAAGAGCCAAAGCACCACCAGTCAGAGCAGTAGACTTGGTGTTGATAGTATCTCGACGAGTTGTATCACTACCCTTCGTGCTCAACTGATCCTGGTTGGTGAGCACATTCTGCCCACTTGTGGTTGCTTGGTTGGTATTCTTCGTATCTGTAACTTGCCTGGTAAGAGCACCAATCTGAGCAGCAGTTTGTCCTGCTTGACCTAGCATATCCGTGTTAAGCTTTGCAGCTTGTCCAACCAAGTTACTCTGGAGTTCACCGAGGGCAGTTGCTAGTGGACTGTTACCTCCTGATCTTGCACCAACTGCATTAGCTGTACTGGATACCAACTGCGGTGCTGCCTTACTTCCTTCACGGAAGATAGCCTGCAACATCTCTGGAGTTACACCAGCAGCCTGCCTGTTGTAAACGTCTGCAAGCCGACCAATGTCAGCAGTCATAACGCTGGTGCCAACATCCTGACCAGTTACGTTTGTCTGACCAGTAGTGGTCTGGTTAATAGTGTTCTTGACACCAAGCTGTTCGTCTGTGTTGATGGTACTTTGGGAACCAATCAACTTCTCGAGCAGCATATCGAAGGGAGACTGTGTAGCCATAGTTCTCTCCTAGAGAATTAGTCCAAGATCTGTGGTTGACAGCGTACCAGAGTTACTTACCTCGATGCGCCAGTAGTGTCCGTTCGGACTGCGAACAACTCCGCTGTACCGGTTAAGTTGTTCCACCAAGGAATACAGCTGCACGTAGAGATCGTTCACTACTGTGTAAGCTTCATCCAACGTGCGAAAGGCTGGAGCAGTAGGAGACAGTGCAACGTTAACCAGTCCGGCCATGTTTTGCTACCTTGACCAATAGGCCAGTAAGTTGGAAAGCACCTTCAACTGCGAGGTTGATATTCCTACCAACTTCTCTACCCAGGTGGTTTCGATATTCGTCTGCTACCTCATAACAAGGGTACTCTACTGCACGATCAGTAGTCTTGCCATTGAGGGATATCAAGGCGAACAGTCGAGGTAGACTTCCAGCATCAACTCCCTCGAGTTCTACACCCTGCAGAGTTGTATCGTTGTTCCTGTTGTGTTGGATCTGTCCGAACACAGCTACTCCAGTTTGCGATCTTGCTGCGTAGTCCATGACAAGAATCTGGACGGCGCCTGTAGAGTTGAGGAATGCAATACTTTTCTTCGGTGGGTTAGTGGATAGTACTCCAATTCCCAGATCTTCGTACGACGAAAGACCCAAACCCGTGTAGTCAACAAATAGCTCATCGTACTCCAGATCACCAGAAATATTCGGATACGGATAGTTAAAGGCATCCACGTGCGTAACTTTAACCTTACCCCAACGTTGTAGTTGAGTATCATAGATGAGTGCATAGGTGTATCCTCCGACAACGGGACCATATGACACCACCAAGAAACGTTGACCTACATAGGTAAGCTTCACTGTGAAGTACGTCTGGGATTTTGTTTCTTCGATACGGTGAGTTGTGTAGTTATAGGTTTCGTATCGACCAGCGGTCAGAAAATCGCTAACTTCTGGGAACACCCCATCAGCTCCATTCAGTGCTATTTGTTGCAAGCCACCAGAACCCCACACGTATTGGAACTTCTCATCTGCATCGTAGGCGACTTGCTCGTATCCGGCCACACCTCCAGAGTTGGGGATGCCGCGAAATACAAATGGTGTTGCAGCGTTATTGGTAAAGGTAATTCCCACAGCATTTCGCACAGTATAAATAATTGCACCACCGCTGACAGGCAGTATGCAACTGATTTGACCCCTAGCATCCTGTGGTGTCTGGTACCCTGATCCATTACTTGTGGCCCGATCGAAATTCAAGGGATCGGTGGGAGATGACCAGAGCACGTCGATATCTGTGAACAGTAGGAGATAGTTGCTAGCAGCACCAATACCACGAATATCTGTGATAGCAAAACCCGAAGGAAATACGATAGCGCTCGTACGATCAATAAGCCCACCAGCTCCATCATATTCGAATAGTTTCTCCTTCTCATAGAAGATGAACGTACGACCTTGTGTATAACCACGAGTTACCAGGGAGAACGTTGCCGTGAATGGCAGCGAACTGTTCCAGGTTCCAGTAGTTATATCAAGGACATAGTTCTTTCCTTTAGCGGGGACAAAGAGAGTGTTAGTTTCGTGACGGTCTCGCAAGGTTATTGCTTGGTCGAAGTCTGTTTCCGTTGGGTCGGGTGGTATCCGATCTGCCAGTTGGGTGGAGATAACTCCTCGAGCAATTGGTACTACATTCTCACAATAGAGCAGAGCGGGTGAGTTCCAATCCGGATTGAGTTGGTTACGGATCCTGGTAGATACCTGATCAAGACCTGGTAGCAGAGTTGCGCGTGGAGCATCCCGATAAAGGAATGGCATATCTACCGCGTTAAGGGTGATACGTAGGTCTTGAGTGCTCATAGTGGTCAGATGTTGATAAAGACACCAGTGAAACGATGGAGGTATTGGATGTTATCTGTAGGACCACCACTAGGCCAAGCAAGTCCACCGAACAACTTCATCCAGATCTTGTTACCACTGACGTCTACCCAGTAGCTGTGGGAGGTAGCTGCGAGTAGAGCTACTTTGCTAGCAACGGGTGCAAGGGTACTGGAACTGCCAGGCATTCCACCGAAGTTGGTCAGGTTAGCGATGGTAACTGGTGTCGAACCATTGTAGTTGTGTGCCAGTATCATTACTGAATCTGAATCCAACATTGCAAATACGTTGAGTCGTATAGAGTTCGGAGTTGGATAAGCTGGAATATCAATGGACAGGATACCACCTTGTGGGGTAGCAGCATGACGCATGTTGAAGTAGTTATTGTTAACGTCAGGTAAGCCTGTGTTCCATGTATCAACTACTGTTACTCCATTGCTCTGTAGGCGAGTATAGTTGATTGGCAAGGAGAGTACATTAGCTCCATTGTTCGTGTCAACTTGCACTCCGTAGAATCTGTTTTGCGGCACATCCGGTAACAGAACTCCGTTGAGTCCAGTAGCTCCAGCCGGCGCCTGAGCTGTAATGGCACCAGTTGTTCCATGCAACAAGAATGGATGGTTATGAACCCACCAGCCACTCTGTCCGAACAAGGAACCATCAGCAGGTAACTTAACTGCGCCAGAGTTACCTTGAGACCACGGATTTTCGATAACCCCTGTAACTGCTCGGTAGCCTACACCGAAGGAGGTTGCAGGAAAGTTGGTCGCAGTTAGGAACAAGGGTGGGAAACGAATACCAGGATAACCAGGATCAGCACCGAGAATAACGTTGCTGTCCTCCAAGAAGAATGCCATATTAACTGGGTAGAGGTAGAAGTCCCACAGTCGCATCTGACCACCACGATTAACAACGTGAGGTAGTCGAAGTGGAGACTCTACATGCACGTCTGTGCAAGCTACAGGAATCCAGATGTTACCCATCCGACTAACACCATTACCATAGCTGACTGTCAAGTCTGGTGCATCAGCAGAGTAGTAATCGTCTAGTGTCTTACCTGCAAAGATCCCATCCGTGAATCTACCTTGGTTACCGCCGTTGGAGCTGCCGTTAGTGTTTCCGGAGATGAGGATGTTAACGTTACCGATGAGTGGGTTAGCTTCCTTACCTGCACCACACATCCAGTTATCGTAGTGTGGATGATCTGCTTCGTTGATATACCAGCTTTCCGATTTCCACAACCTGGCTCCCTCGAACAGATCCAGTCCAAGAGTATCTTCTGTAGGTCTATCTCCAGCCATCTCGTGGCCGTAGACTACGCTACCATCTTCAGCACCAACTGGAGGTTGAGTTCTCATGCAGCTAGTTACGCAACATGCTGCCTCGTTATCCTTCCACTCTAAGTTCATCATCTGCCGTGGATGGATATCTGCTTCTCGGCTGAGTCCGAAACAGTTGTTGCTGAAGGCATTCCAGATACCAACGAAGGCTCCGTACACCATGTTGTTCCGGAGATAGTTGTGCGGATTGGTATACCAGATACCAGAAGGTCCGAACTGTGCTAAGACGTGAGTATCGTGTACCTTCAGTGCTGTCTTACCATAGCCGATAGTACGAACACCACTCACCAAATTACCATCGAGAATATTGTTCATCTCACTACCATCTTCTAGGAAGAGAGCATGAGTATCGATGTAGCACATTACGTTCTGGGCGGCCTTCACTCCATGAGTTCCGTGAATCGTAATGGCCCTGTTACTGCTGTTCCGGATAGAACAATTGACCACAAAGTTATCTGCAGTAACCACAGACCCAAGAATAGTCCCACTGTTAGATTGACCATAGCTGCCAATGGAACGCATATGATGGTGGATCGGATAGTTCCCAAGGAACGCTGCTTTCCCGCACCTGTTAATCTCCACGTTCTTCATACGGGACTGCGAGTTGAGTCCCATAACCATCAACGTGAAGCCATATCCATGAGTTGTCCAGTCGCTATCATCCGGAGCTGAGCAACGGATGGGATGAGTTAACAGTCCAACAGCAGCTCTATTGTCGATGTAATGCCGACCACGAGCACCTAGAACTCTCGTACCGGTGATAGGATATCCGTTGACGGTTCCGTAGGAGTCACCAGATACAAGTGTCCTCTGCGTGTAGGAGAGATTGGTTCCTGGTACATCTTCATAACCTGGAGGTACCAAGTACTGTAGCTGTCCATGGTGTCGATGTACCAGTGGAGATACCAGAGGAATGGTAGTGGAGTTAGTAACATCAGATGCTACTGTGACAATTTCTTGTCCCCAGCCCGGTTTACGAGTGGTTTCCGCCAAATGCACTGGATAGATAGCAGCAAGGTTGGTGAGACCTTCTTGCCAGTATTTGCTTGTTGTCAACTCAAGTTGATCACCAGACTTGAAGGTTACTGGAACTTCCGCGATCAGCGATGTTGCTCCAACTTCTGCAGTAGCTCCAAGCTTGAAGATCTGAACTGCTGGTCCTTCTGCTACCCAGTTCTTGATAGAACCAGTCATGAACATAACACCACGGTTATCGGAACCACCACCAGTGGATGGTGAGTCGATACTGGGATCATGGTCCCTGGTACCAGTACACTCTATGTCGTGTACCCGATTCAGTGGAAATGGATCTTCCTCAGTACCAATCCGATACTCTCCGTGAACCATCATCCCTGCACAGGTTATCTTACTATTCGCAGTTCTCCAAACTCCAAGAACTCCGAAAACATGGACGTAGCCGTAGTTCGGAGATTCTGGAAGATCGTAGACTATGTAGTCATCTGCAGGGATGGAGATATTCTCGCCAGGACCAACTCCTGCGAACACATCTGACCAGTAACGGAAAGGCGGAGGTGCCGGAGGAACAGCACCACCACGACGAAGGATAGCAACAATGTCGGGCATTGCCATAGTTAGATCACCGAGAAAGAGTCGATGTTGCTAAGCGTCGGAACAAGGAAGAATCCGTGCTTAGTTCCTGTGCTGTGGGTGTTATCTGTATGCGTGATGATGGTAACACCATTCAACTTGATGGTCATCACACCACCAGCAGCGATACCAACTTCCACGGCAAGTGGTGTTCCTGCGTTGGGAGTGAAAGATCCACCACTATTGAGGTCTACACTGGTACCACCAACCATCTTACTGAGTCTGCAGAACCCGAAGTCTGAGAAGATTGCCAGATTCATGTAGTTGTTCTGGTCTACTACTCGGAAGCGAATGGAAGGTGTGTTATCCCAGGGTTCAACAGTAGCGTTGATAGTGCCAACGCTAACACCTGCGTTGAGCACATCAAATGCAGCATCACCAGGAACTGCAAAGCACTTGTTTCCAACAATCCTCGCAGGACCTTGGAACTCTTGCCATACAAGTCCACCAGAGCTGGTACCAATGGGTCCGTTAGCACGGTTGAAGTCATCGATTGCTGCTGCACCAGCAACACTGTTAGTGATTGAGCGACCAGAGAAGTTGGCAACCAAGTTACCAGCCAAGTCCTGCATCTTGTTGGTACCAGGCTGCGTGTAGCTGGTAGTACGTGGTGACTCTCCGTAGATGAATGGTTCTGCTACAGTTACGTGAGAATGAGTTGCGTTATCTCGAACGTGTGCGAGAACAGTATGACCAGAGACACCAAAAGCAGAAGCATCCGACACAGTACTGTTCATTGCTTCCGACCAAGTATAATCAACTTGCGATGGAGTTGAGTTAAATACTTGTGCACTCATCAACGTTGGTACGATGGACTCCACTACGTTGTTCGTAATTGGCTTGTTGGAAAATGCAGAGACATTGTTGTTTGCCAAGTCTCGTTGCTTGATACCACCGGGAACTACATAGCTCACCGTCGAGGAAGGATCTCCAGCAACAAAAGCAGGGCTGACAGTAAGATCAGTGTGATCAGTGTCAAAATAAGTATGGGCAGAGACAATACGACCCGGAATAGGAAAAGCACTTGCCGCAGCAACAGTAGCCGCCATTGCTTCAGACCAAGTAAGTCGGACCTTTGTTGGATCATCATTACTCACCACGGCAGACA